GGACCCCAGAACGTATGCGGTGGTGAGTCACACCAAGGCATCTGCGGAGGATCTCCACAGGATGGAGAAGACGTTCTACCAGAACCTGCCTGTTCAGATTCGTAGGCCCTTGCAGAAGGCATCAGCCAAGACCTTGAAGTTCAAGGACACGGGCGCGAACGTCCGGGTGTTTACTGCTGGGGGGAAGGGGGGTACGCGGTCTTTCTCTATGAGCAGCGCCCACCTATCGGAGTTTGCTTTCTACGATGACCAGCGGGAGGTGCTGGCTACGGTGTCGGCTTCGGTTGGGAAGGGACAGTTGATCATTGAGAGTACGCCCAACGTTTATGGGGACTACTTCCATGAGTTGGTGGAGGGTGCTGCCAAAGGAGAGAACGATTGGAAACTGGTGTTCTTCCCCTGGTTTGTTCACGACCCATACGTTGTGATGCCTCCTGCGACCATGAAGTACACGCGGGATGAGAACAAGCTGAAGGAGACGTTCAATCTCAACAAGAACCAACTTGCCTGGCGTCGGCGGCAGATACGCACCCTGGGGATTGACAAGTTCCAGCGGGAGTACCCCGCCACAGTGGAGGAGTGCTTCCAGGCGGCGGTACCGTTCTTCTTCAACCACGAGACGCTGGACGAGATTGAGCGCGTGAACCTGGGGTCACATGAGCATCGGGTGTATGCGGACCCTGTGGTGGGGGACAAGTACGTGGTGGGTGTGGACGTGAGTGCTGGCATTGGCGAACACTTCAGTGCCATCACGGTGGTGTCTTACTCTACAAGGCAGTTGTGCTACCACTACATCACGAACGTCCAGACGCCGGCCAAGTTCGCGGAGACCTTGCTTGGGGTGATGAAGAGGTACAACAACGCCCGGACCATTGTGGAGGCGAACAACCACGGGCACTTGGTGCTGCACAGGTTGCGGGAGTTCAGGGCCAAGAATCTATACACCCGCGAGGGCAAGGACTTCTTCACCACCAACAAGACAAGGCCCCTGCTTTGGAGTGCTTTGAGGGAGGTCCTGGAGGACGGGATTATCGAGTATTGCGACACGCATGTGTTGGATGAGTTGAAGGCGATCATCTACAAGAGAGGAAAGCCACAGGCCCCAAAGCGTGGTTCGGATGACGTGACCATGAGTATGGCCCTCTGCTACTATGTGCTGGGTGGAGAGCCTTTGCAGGTTACTCACTCGGTGAGGAGTGCCCTTGTGGAGGAACACATCCGACGCATGAGGGCCAAGAACGCACGCAGGGGGCTACCCTGGAACGTGACCGGCGGAAACGCCCAAGGCGGGTACTGATGGAGATTGCAGACGTACAGCACCTCTTGGAAGAGCACGAGCGGTATTGGGAAGATGAGCGCCAAGACCTGGTTCGGTACAAGGCTGCCTACGAGATGAACTTCTGGGACGGTGAGAAGAACGATCCAACCCAGATGAAGATCCAGACGAACGATGGGTATGGGTACATTGAGTCCTTCCAGGCGTCCCTGTTCGCCAAGAACCCTGCGGTAGTGGTCAAGAGCGGCATCCGGGGCAAGGGATCTGCGGACAAGGCTCAAGCCATCTGCAACCATTTCCTCCTCAAAAGCAGACAGCAGATTGAAGCGGCCTCTCGCATGGCCCTCATCTACCCCTGCTCGTTCATCAAGCTGGTGCCGAACAAGTCTGATGACATTTACGACAAGGTGATTCCTGTGGCCCTGCCTCCCTGGGAGGTGATTGTGGACATGGACGCCAGCCGGTGGTCTCTACAGCGGTACCTGGGCCACGTCTACTGGATGCCTGTACCAGACGCCAAGGAGAAGTTCGGGGACCTGGACTTCGCCCCGGAGGACAAGAAGGGGTTCTTCGAGGGGGAGGTTGCGGGCCAGAACTATGCGGAGGGGACTGCGGAGTTCCATGAAGAGGCCATCTCGGACATGTTCCGGTACATCAAGGTCATTGAGATGTACGACATGCTGACTGGCGTGATGTACTGGTGGTCTCCGTCCTTGCCTGACAAGTGGCTTGAGAAGGTAGAGGTACCGTTTCGGGACTTTGCTGGTGACCCCGTGACGCCCATTGTGCCGTTCTACTACAACAGCCTGCCTGATACGCCCCTGGTTGGGTACTCATCCATGAAGAGGATCTACGACCAACTCTTTGAGATGAACGTGATTCGCTCCTTCCAGGCAAATGCGGTTCGCAAAGCGAGTAGGCAGTGGTTGGTGAAGAAGGGCGAGATTGACGCCGAGGCTATGGGGCAGATCACATCTGGGATTGATGGTCTCTTTGTCGAGGTGGATTCCGAGGAGAGCCTGGACGGGCTCATTCGGCCCGTACCTCACACGCAGCTACCCTTGGAGGTCTCCCGCTACATGCAGGATGTCATCAAGGACAAGGACAAGGGGTCCGTGACGGCTCCGTTCATGCGCGGTGAGGCCACCCGGGCAACCGCTACAGAGATTGCAGCCCTTGCTGCCTACTCATCTTCCGAGGTAGGACGCCTTGCGAGAGAGCGAGATGGCGTGATTGAGGGCCTGGCAAAGGCATATCTCTCCATCCTGGCGCTGTTCGTGTCCGAGGAGGACGGTGCGTCCCTCGTGGTACTGGACGGTCAAAGCCGGGTGGTGGGTCAAGACGATGTCCTTGGGGACTTCCAGGTGTGGGCTTCTGACACGGCCTCCACTCCGATGTCGGAAGCGGTGCATCAACAGCGCCTCCTGGCGAATGTTCCTGTCCTTCAATCGCTGGGCGTGCCCCCGCACCTGATTCTCCGCGAGATGGTTCGCACCCTGAATCTCCCCGAGGACTTCTTGATGGAGGCCGAACAGGCCATGCAGGCACAGGCAGCGCAGCAGGCAGGCGGGCTCCCAGGCCAGTCATCCCAGAAGAAGCCCAGACCCACCACTGAAGAGATTGCTGCCGACCCTTCACCAGGAGCTTTCAAGACCATGTTGAAGGCTGAAGCGGCGGAGGCTTAGTGCCCCTGTTTGACTACGAGTGTGGGGACCGCCACCGGTTTGAGGAGTTCTTCAAGGCCGGATCAGAGATTCCTTTGACATTGCCCTGCACTGTCTGCAAGCAACCCGCTATAAAGCAGCTTTCCTCGCCTGCGTTCACGCCCGGACGGTGGGGGGACCAGACGGGCAAGTACGGGGTCAATGGCTGCTATGACAAAGGACTTGGGGCGACCTACCACACCTCCATGGAGCGAGAGCGAATCATGGACGCGAGAGGTCTCGTTGACGCCGGCTCTTTCGATAAGCACTTCCACGAAGACAAGATCGAGCGAGCCACCACCCACGTCAACGAGCATCGAGCAGATGTCCGAACCCTCAATGAGACTCTACAACAAACGAAGGGAGATGCGGGCCAGGCGATTGCGGAAACTTTCTCTGTGAAGCGCATGAAAGAGAAGGGTTACTTGAACGACGAGGTAAAGGGCTAATGCCATATCAACCAACACCCGAAGACATCACTGGCGGGGAAGTTCACATTGAAGAGGAGGACGCTCTCTTGGAAAAAGCTACCCAAGCGGATGACGCTATGGACGAGGCACTACTGGTTGCGGCCCCGGCAGGTGAGTTCAGTGCCCCGGCACTCAATGCGCTTGTGGAAGCCCTCAACGAGGTGCTGCCGGTCATGGGACTTGAAGATCCCTACCCCACGTTCGAGGAAGATATTGAGGGCACCGTTCCCGTTGAGTTCGTCAAGTACCTCACAATGGTCTCCGCTGCCGCAACAGACGCAGGGCTGGACCGCTTTGCTATCAAGCTTGAAGACATTGGAAACGATACTGACCTGATGAAAGCCGCAGGACAGTTGGACGTTCTTTCGAAGAACGACTCGTTTCGCTCTTTCATGGCCACCACCGGACGGGAGGAAGCAGCCGCAGAGTCTGACTCCACCCCGGTGGGCTTTGAGCCAACCCCCGCTCCCCCCACCGAGGATGTGGAGTCTGTGCTCGAAGCACGCGCCTGACCCACACCTCATTCACTCTCCTGGAGAACACGAATGAGCGATACAGCAGCCCCCGAGGTACCCGCAGTAGCAGCCCCTGTTGAGGCCGCACCCGAAGCCACCGAGGCTCCAGAACAAAGCACCATGGACAATGGACAGGGAGAGGCCCTGGACGATGCCATCGTTGCTTCTGAAGAGGAACGTGGTCCCATTGCAGAGGTCGAGGCCAGCATCGAGGATGTTGCGAACCTGGAGACAGAAGACGAGATTCTAAACTCGGACGAGAACTACACCGGCATTGACTACAACCAAGTGCTCTCCGAGCTACCCGATGATGCGCGGAAGCTGGTGGCCAACCTGCGCCGGTCGTTCACCAAGAAGTCCCAGGAGGTCTCCAGCCAACGGAAGAACCTGGACACGCAACTGAAAGCCATTGAGGCCGAGCGTGCCGCCATCATTGAGTCAGACTTCTACGCTGATCTGAAGGAGACGGCAGACCCAGCAGAGGAGACTCCATTCGATCCCTACGACCCCAAGAGCATGGAGAAGAGGATCGAGCAGGAAGTGGCCATGCGTCTCAAGCAGATGCTTCAGCCCATGCGGGAGCAGCACATCGTTCAGCAGCGCAAGGCGAACCTTGCCATGTTCAAGCAGGAGCACCCGGACCTGGAAGACCACAAGTACGATGTGGCCAATGTTCTCAAGGCCAATGACCACATGACCCTGGAGCAGGCCTACTGGCAGGTGAAGGGCCGAAAGGCGCATGTCTCCAACAAGCAGGCGCAGCAGGAACTGAAGGCCTATCGCCAGGCAGCCAAGGATGCTGGATTGAAGGTGGGCGGTGCCAATCGCGGAAAGACCAAGACCATTCCCAAGTACGTTGCGGACCAGGGAGCGGTGGCTATTTACCAGTGGTTAGAGGCGAATCCGCAGGTAAAGGTTTGACCTGAAAAGGCAACATCGCTATGCTGCCTGTGGACGATGCCCCCTGTGTGGCCAAGCAAGTCCAGGCCCCGGCCAGCCCGGATACGCCCTAAGTTGCTGAAATCCTTACTACACACAGGAGCCTATAATGGCCGTTCAAAACGACATTCTCTCCTCAACCGCGAGAGCGCGTGCGAAGGTGGCGGTTGACAACCTCTTCCAAAGCACTCCTCTCCTCCAGCACATCAAGGCTGCTGGTGGTGTTGAGGTCATCAATGGTGGACAGCGGATTACCCGCGCCGCCATCCTCGCAGAGCATAGCAATATCACCCAGCTTGCAACCGGGTACGAGCCCGTGGCCACCAACGTGGCAGACGTTCTCCGTTCCCCCGAGTTCGAGTGGTGTGACTTTGCCGCGCCCATCGTCATCACGAAGAAGGAAGAGTTGTCCAACAAGGGCGACAACTCCATCATCAGCATTGCCGACGCACGGATGAAGTCCGTCATGGGCATGTTGAAGCGTGAGTGGGAGTTGCAGACCATCCGAGGCACCTCGACCATCCTGACCGAGCTTCAGTCCCTGAACGGGATTGACACGGCGACGGGTTGGTTTGAGGAAATCGCCTTTGGTGGAGCGCAGGTCAACACGGTCGGTGGATTGTCCAAGGCTACGTTTGCAGCCTCGAACTGGCAGAACCAAGTTGGTGTTGTCAACCCGAACTTTGCGG